GCCATGTCGAATTCTGGCATGAATTCCTTAGAATCACTAACAAGGTGCCGCATACGTTCCACTTTCTGCTCTGTAGTCATATTCAAATCAACAGCCATGGATCTAGTGATGATAGCTTGGTCTAGTTTGTCACTAGCAAGGTTTGAAATGAAAACCACACGACCCTTAAACTCAAATGATTGTGGCAGCTCATCGTCTTTCATATCTGCTCTCCATGAAATGATACGGCGAGAATAGGAATCTAATGCGCCTTTTAACAGGTTCAAGGATACTGGATCTTTAAGCACGGAGTCACAATCATCAAATACAATAACGCCATCTTTATTCTCATATAAAACCCTATAAAGTCCTTTAGGTGTAGAGTAACCCTTGATTACTGTAAAGGACTTTAAGGTATTAAGTTTGGTACCAACAGCAAAATCTTCGAGCAAGGAGATATCGGTAAAACCTGCATTGGTCAAGGACTTCATTACTGTATGAGATTTACCAAGTCCGCCAGGACCTGTGACAACTACGGATGCTTGGTCGCCTTTTGCTAACATAAGGACCATATCTGATAGGAATCCGAATCGCTCGTTGATAGTAAAACGGGACTGGACTGGTTCAGCAACAGCGGACTCGGTAGAGACACCGGCTTTACGTAGCACATATTCTAAGTGCTTGAGTTTGGAACGCTTAACGATTTTGCCATTAATTGTGGCCTGGAACATATCACCGACTTTTTTAATTGTACTCATAATTAATTTCTCTCATTTAAAACAATAATTATACCAGAACCACGGAATTTGGCAACCAATACCCGACCGAATTGGTCGGGATTGGAATTACTCAATTATGATTACATCCTTAAATGAGTACTTTTTCTCTAAGAATTTGATACAAGCTTCCTTGGTTGGACGGGCGGCTTCTTGTTTTCCGTCCCATACCGCAACCCATTTAGCACGGTCGGCACGATAGAAAACTGTACCATTAGCCATAGTAGGTTTGGATGATTTTGGCGCCTTGGAGACTGTCCTGGTGCGTTGCTTTTCTACAACATCTTGTTGCTTTGGTACAACAGTTTTGGACTTTTTACTTGCCAATGGAAGTTTAGCAACTACTGGTGCTTCCATGCGGATATTTTTGTTGAATTCTGGATCTGTAATCTTAACAGGACCAGCCCAGCCAAAGAAACCTACACCTGAGCGGGTGTCTCGCTTCTCATATGCTTCCGCTTTGTCAAATGAGCAGAAACCCCAATTCTTGGTTTCAGCATTATAATAGCGGTAAAAATGTCCAGCTTTCTCACGGTTGATAACATATAAACCGGACTCTGTAGGCATAGCCTGATTCTCAAAATTAATCATAATAACTCCTCACATTTAAAACATCTATTATACCAGAACCAAGGAAATTGTCAACCATCGTGTTGTATTTTTACAACAGATTGATTTGAAAATCCACAATTTTAGCAATCATTTTATAGTCATAAACTCTGCTTTGGCCGCCATAACCTTGGATCTTCTCACGACCAATCACTTCCAAAGCGTTCCAAACAGCGACCCGTTGCTCGGTGAATGGCATTTCAGTAGCGTCCTGGACTGTGGTAATGAAGCCTACACCGTCCACGATAACACGGATACGCTGTGAGTTTTTCAACCCTTGGATAATCTGTTTTCTTCTCATATCATTCCTTAATCAATCTAAGCCTCTAGTATACCATAACCAAGGAATTTGGCAACATAAGAAAAAAGTTCTCACATTTTTCAATGGAGAACTTAAGTATTCATTTTAAATTGTCAATGATTAGAATCAATGCCATTGCTATTATATTCATTCCTTATCCTTTAACCTTTCTATTTCATTAGCTGCTTCATCGAGCAAATCAGCAATTCTATCAGCTTTACCTTCTGTGGCTGATAATCTGCCTGGTATCTGCCTTCGAATCTCTGCACGCTTTCTCAAACGGTACACTAAACTTTGCTCTGTTATTGGTAAATGACTTTCATCATTCATTCTTTTCTCCTGTTCTAATTGCTTTATTAATTACATTGACTCGTGTTGCTAGGGTTTCATCCAATTCCATCACCCTCTTTTCAATTGCCTCACGTTCGGCTTTAACGGCATCATCAATTCTCTTTAACCACAATCGAGCATGTTTTTTGCTATAGTCATCTCTAACCATTTTCTCGAAGGCTTCAAGTTCATCCAGTGAAAACTCATAAGAATCGTTCACACTACCATTAAGTTCAAGCAATTTAATTATTTTTTGTTTGTTCATTCTTTAAGTCCAAAATATACTAGAATGTTTCCGCCAACCCACTCAACTTTATTTTCACTAACCATATCAGCAATTCTTGCCGATTCTCGAATAAGCAACTCGGCGAACTTGTTCAATTCATTGAGCGTAACAGTTGTTTGTGGGGAAAGGTCTGGTTCTAGTCCAACGGTTGCTTCATTTAATATTCGTCTAATTCGTTCATTCATGTTCACTACACCTCACACGCAACCAACCACCATCATTGCTTTGACCTGGATTACCACATTCTTCACAAGTAGTAAGACTCATAGCCTCTGCCATTGATATTGCACCTCTAATGTAATCATCGGATAGGTTTGTATAGAACCTCAATGTACCAAACTTCTCTTTGACCTGCTCTGCCACCACCTGAGGCATTGGTTCAACAATGTCCCACAATCTATGTGTCATTATTTTTTCTTTAGTAGTTGCGATGTATTCTGGGTTATAACCAGCATAGTATGCATCAAACAATGTAAAATCACCTGCCTGAGCCTGTTTAATCATCTCATTGTATTTGATGGCACGTTCACGTTTACTATTGCGCCAATCAATATGGCCTTGTATTAGGTAACATAGGTTGTTGATAATGTTGTACCAACCATCACCACATTCAAACCCCCAGCACATGGCCGTGGTCATTACATCACCATTACGATTTGCAAATATCTTTGGATGATCCTTGCATAGTTTTTCATCTAATTCTTTTCTCATTCTTCTGCCTCAAAATTTCCATTTGTATTAATAAAATACCATGCTCTATAGATTATAAACTTATAAATTCTGTAGTATTGGTTCCATGTATATGACCTCATTCTGAATATATTAAAGAGTATTATGGACACCATAACATTCTTAAACCTTTCCCATATGGTCACATCGGTAGGTACTGGTAGACCATCATCATCAAGTATCATTCTACTTTGGTAATTTCGGGGTCGCAACCAATAATCATTTCAGTATGACCCATATCCCAACCATGTTCTTCTAGGTCAAAATATGAATTGCCTTCATCAAAGTAATTCTCCAACCATTCTGTGGTTTCTTCATCACATTCATCATAATCATAGTCTTCACCACAACCATCTTCACATTCTACCAATTCAACCTGATATTCACAATCGTAGAGGTCTGTACCATCTACAATATCAGGTGGTGTGTCATCTTCGGTGTATGTTGTGAATTCACCCCAACGCCATGTAGTTTCAACAATTAATAAATTATCACCTTTGGTGAAATGCTGGCGCTCATACAATGATTTCTTCCAACTCGGTTTGATTGACCATTCTACCATAATATTCTCCTATTTGTTTGCAAAGTGCTTTTCACTACTAGAGTTGGTTCTCCAACTGGTCTTGGCATATGCCTCCGCTCTTTGTGCGTTGATTGTATCTTCTAACAGTTTCTTGGCTGGTGTTGCTTCTGCCTCTAATCGTTCGGTGAGTTTCTCATATTTTCTACGGTCAACAATCTTACCAACGGTCATGGTCACCATTGTATTAGCAACCATCTCACCAGTGCCAGGTGGTTGTTCTTTGTTTATTGAGGCCAACGTGGCACACATCAAATCCCATCTTGCGTTCATATGGCGTTCCTTTTAATATTTTGAATCTCACCAATGTATTTGTAAGCATATGGAAACAATGAGGCATACAATAACAATGCTTCTTCTTCATCACGTTTGAAGTGCCTTGCAGCTGCACCACACCAATAACTAGAATCGGTTGGTACTGTACCATCTCTGTAAAATTCTCCGGCATATGATACCGCAAATTCTTCTATATGATCCTCAAAACTCATTAATTGTTCTCTCATGCTACACTCCATATAATTCCATCTTTATAACGGATGCTTTCGGCACCGTCATATTCTTCCACAATAAACTCTTTACCTTGGTCTACCCAATGTACCTCTAAGTCTTCAAGACCACCAAAAGAACCACTTTCATCCGGATATCTTAATCGTGCCACTTCTTCCATCTCATCAATATCGGCATGATTTAATACCATTTGAGCAATGACTGGATCAAATAACAATTCATCAGAGTTACCAAATACCCATGTAGACCAACCCGCACCATAACCAGGGGATATCAATACGGCAACTTTACCATCTTTAATTAGTTTTTTCATTTTTTAATTCCTCTAATTGTTTCTTTAATTCTTCAATCTCCCTTTGGAGAACTTTATTCTGGTATTCAGCCAAACCTAATTTATCATATATCTTACCAATTGAATCACCAAGTAATTTCTCATATGGTGTTAGAGGTTCATCAGTACTCAATATGATTTTGCCTTTTTCCCAATCAAATCCTTGCATAATGCCTGTGATTGGTTTCATTGGTCTTGCACCAACGGTAGCGTAAGGCAATTTGATTGCAATCATAACCTCTGAGTTTGCATCACGTGGTGCATATTCCATGATACGGTCAATGTATTCTTTTAATTCACTTAGTTTCATTCTAATTCCTTTTGACACGAGACTTTACTCGGACTATAAATCAACACAAAATTACCAATACCAAAAGAACCAAGAATAGACAGAGTAAGCACAAATGCGCCAACTATAGCTAACATTGTTTTCATTCTTGAACTCCGAAATGTTCTGAAATCTTTTTCATAGCATGAACGCCAATCATTCCCGGAACTTCAATATCAACAATATCCAAACACTCAGAGACAATCAACTCGGCGAACTTTTCTAAATCTGTTTCTTTACCATCCACAACAGGAACCATTGGATTGCTCATCAATTGAGTAAATCTCAAGCCAGCCTTTTCAGCAAGTTGTCGAATTCGTTCTTTCATAAGTCAATATTCCATTTCTTGGCAACCATTAAAATGCGTTCATTGCCGCCGGTAATATCTAAACAATCATAGGCAAATTCTCGGACAATCATCTTTCCAAACTTTTCAGCAAAGATATTGGTATATTCAAGTGTAACAGGATAACCGTCGCTGTTGTCTTTGCTAGCCTCTTCGGCAATCTGTTTGATTCTCTTATTCATTCTTCAACTCCAACACATTGTTCCACATCTTTGAGGATCTTCTTGAGTTCGGCAATGTTGATTTCAAGAAACTCAATAGTAGCGTGAAGTGTAGCCTGTTTATTCAAGTCGCTTTGCCAACTACCATCACCAAATGCCATATTGAACTTTGTGTCCTTTAGCATCCGTTCCTTGCCCTCAATTGTTTTACGTAGATTTTCTTCTACGGTATGGATGTTCATTATTCAACTCCAAAATGTTCTCTAATCTGTGTAGCCAGATAACCTGCTTCACCTGCTTCCATTAGATATCCTTTCTCGGCCCACCATCTGCCATCTTTTTCACAGATGCCAGCACATTCTAACACAAGCAACTCGGCGAATAAATTCAATCCCTCTTGATCTGGGTTATCATCAATGCCAGCCTGTTGTTTAAGCCTTTGAATTCTTGCTTCCGCCAATGACTTATTGCGAATCTTTACAAACTCGTCATACTTTTCTTTGGTGCCTATACTATAACCACCATCACCTGCATGTATATCACCACCTGCTTTAATTTGTTCGTTCATTCTTACGCTCCGAAAAGTTCTGTGCCTGCTGGAACTTGTCCACTGATAAGTGCCTTACCATCACGCACAACCATTTGATCCCACATTTTCAGTTCAAAGTTCCAGCGGATATATTGTTTGTTCGGCAACTCATACCATTCCCCGTTTCGGGGAGTAAGGGCAAATCGTGTTCTGGTTTCAACTTGTTCGTTCATTCTTTGGACTTTGCTCCAATTAAATCTAAAAATTCTTTGCCCCATTGTTCATAAGTTTTAATGTCGTTGGGTTTATCTTCTAGTTGGACAGGGAGTGCAACATCACCGCATCAGCAATACTACTGGCTGAACTCCATAGTTCTCCATGGCCATTGTCATTATGTAAATGTATCTCGAACCTATCATCCGAATACATCAAGGTAATAACAGTTTGGTCTTTGCCTCTGCTTATGAATAGTACTTTCACTTTTCAGAATCCCATTGTTCAAGTAATAAACCAATATGTAACACACCAAAGGCTATTGCTTGAGTCCATTGGTTTTGGAATAAATTCATACAAACGACCACCAAGGCTGCCATTCTGCCTACAAAATTTAGGCCACTCAACATCTTTTCTTTACTCATTTAGATAACTCCACAGTTTCATGTTTAACGATACCGGTCGCATTGTCTAATATCTTAGCAACACCACTAAAACCTGTGGTGGCAACCATAATGCCAAGAATAAAACCTAATATAAAATTCATCATAATGCCCATCTTTCAGGTGAATCGTATGAGGCTTCTAATTGCTCATCCATTGTATTATCAACCTCTTTAATTACCGACCTTGGTACACCTAGAATGGCTGATATATCTTCATGATCATAACCATTCAATAACATATCCTGGATACTGGCATACAATTCTTTCATCTTACCCATAATTATCTCCTATACATCATTGGACTACACCGTGATTCTAACATGCCAAAATAACCTTGGCAAGCCATTAAAACGGTACATTTTTATAAAATAAGTGAGCACCTGCCTGTGCTACCATTTGACCTTGCTTGGCCCACTTTGGTTGTACATAAGTGGCATGGTAGTGTAGGATATCCTCAGAGTCTAATTTCTTAACTCTCAACCCACTTATCAATGCCTTGGCTTCGGCAACAAACCTATCGTGCTGGGATTGTGACCATTGTACCACCTTCTCAGAAGTCCATGAGAATTGGTGCGGTGAATATACCACATCACACATTTTATTGCCCCAGGTACCTTCTTTCAATCGGTTAACGTGAACCTGACCGACTGCCAATTGAGCATTTTCGGACAATGTACCTGCTTCTCTAAAAATAGAGTATGCCAGGCACTCCACATCTTTGTTGGATTGACCTGCAACCTTTTGACCTTTGTGGTCTACTGCCAACTCACCAGGTTTTGTTGCCTCTAGTTTAGCTACAGGTTTGGTAACATGAACAGGTTTAACCACAGCTTTGGTATCATTGAATGTAATCTCGATAACATAAGACTGTGGTTTGGCCTTGGCAGTAGTCCGGGGTTTGATACTATTCCCATGTGCATCCTCGGTCCACATTGCATGGACCGATCCTGATGCTATTAATAGGGACAATAATACTGTATACTTCATACAAACTCCTTCACATCATCAAACCTGGTGTTGGCAGGCACCCACTTAAATTGTTGCCATTATACACCAAAATGTTTTGCATTGTATAGTTTACCATAGCCAAACTCTAATTGAATCCAAGGACGATCCACTTCATCGCTCCAGTCTCTGTCCCCCGTATAGTATGCACGCTCTTTAACTTGATCCAAAACCGCCTCAACAAGCAACTCGGCGAACTTTTCTAAATCTGTTTCTTTACCATCCACAACAGGAACCATTGGATTGCTCATCAATTGAGTAAATCTCAAGCCAGCCTTTTCAGCAATATCTTTAATTCGTTCGTTCATTTTACCACTTCAAAGGTTCTAAATTTAAAATCAATCGTCAACGGTTTGCTGAACATCTTTGGCTCTTTGGCACCTTTCGCAATAAAACCAATGGCCTTGGCTGTACGGCCGGTTGGTTTACTTTCAAAGATATAGATGCCATTAGATACAGGCACATCCCATTCCGTAGTCTCTCTTAATTTAACCATAGTACTCACTCACTTACAGCAAGGGGTTTATTCAACAGTTTAATAGACAAGCAAAAGTCTTTAAACTCTGGCCATGTACCATTGAATAGTTCATTGCCACGGTCATCCTTTAATACCAATTTATCTTGGTATACATGGTACTCGTATTCCTGACCACAATCACCACAATCTATCGGGTAAATGTAGAAATTGCCAACAGCAACCTTGAAATTGGCAACCAACTGAGCTGCCAGGCAACCCATACCATTAGCAACCTTACGGTCTTCCTGTGTGCTATAACCATTCACAATGGCATCAAAACTGGTCAAAAAATTGGCCAATTCTAACCCATGACCAGCAGGATAACCATCAAACTGGCGGTACATACACATCAAAGGGGTATTGTCCTCGTAGACGTATGTAAGTGACCTTGTTCCCATCAATTATCTCCTATTGTATTCAAAATTTCATCAATTTCCAGCAACTCAATATCCTCATATTCATTGCCTTCCGTGTATAAACTCACGGTCACAGCATTTCGGTAGTATTCCAATGCATCTCTCAATATCTGCCTATTGGACTCTGACAATTTTACCGTTTTATAATTCTCAAACTGTTCTAATAACATCATAAAATATCTCCAATCAATCTAATAAAATCATATATTCTTCAGGAAAGTGTTCCATGAACCAATCCAGTCCTTTTCTCACAATACTATAGTTACCAGTTAAATTGGCACCTGTAATGGTATCATACACAGCAACAGCCTCTGGTACCAATGTGCAGGATTGTCCTGAGAATGGGTTAGTGACTACTACTGGTTCTGTATCATACAAAGCACACTCAAACGGTAATTTTAAACTCATAATAACTCCTAATCAATTTATGGTATAATTATATCAGAACCAACGGGTTTGGCAACCTGAGTACTATAGTATTACTTTGTTCCGGTCAAGTATTCTGGTATTCATACACGGCAAAATACACGGCATTGGCCTTGAGACAGGTACTAGACCTATTCGTCCGACTTCTACCAATATCCAATGCCGTGTTCCTAGGTCCACGATACCGAATTTTATAATACTTACCATTCAAGGCATTCAACTTACGGAATAGTTCCAATGCCTCAATAGGATACTTTGCTATACTCACTTTTCAACTCCGAAATGTTCCATAATCACAATATCAGGCAAGGAATTAATCTCACCACAGTCTCCAATGTATTCTTCTACACGGCGTTGACATTCTTTCACAATCAACTCACCGAATACGTCCATCATCCTAGCAACTCCAACGTTCATATCATCATTGGGATATTTTGATTTTACAATTTTTTCAGCCTGTAGAGCTAGTTTTTTAATTTGTTCGTTCATAAGTCAACATTCCATTTCTTGGCAACCATTAAAATGCGTTCATTCCATTCTCTGCTTCGTCAATATTCATTCCCATTCTCCAACCATATGAGTATTACCAAAATTGTCCCGTACAGTAAAACCAACCACATCCAAAGGCACCGACCACTTAGGTTCGTCCAAGGAAATAACATCAATTAGTTCCGCTGTCTCCTCATACAATACACCCATAAAGGTATAGTTAAAAAGATGCTCCTCGTCCTTCACCAATACCTCATGCACAATATTATGCTTAAACCGTTTAGAGTAGGTAGAATAGATTATCTTACCAACAAAAGGTTTCTTATAAGAATCCATATAATCTCCAATATCAATTAACATTAACCATTCTAACATAACCACCTGATATGGCAACCTGAGTACTAAAGTAGTCCATTATCCTAGTCAACTATTACCAAGTTATCCACAGCCATTTACCATAGACGGCACCTCAAAGTTATTCACAGAGTTATCCACAGCATATTGACAGAAAATTACCTGAATTTTACCTGAAGTGTGGATAAGTTGTGGATATGTCGCCTGCTGTGTCGCCAGTAGGTGAGGGGCTTTGGGACTTAGTTTCTGTGTTGTACCTAAACAACATCTCAGAACCTTTCATCAAACTCACAACCAATTTCCAAGCACTTTTCACGGTCCGCCATGTAATTCACCCAGAGATCCTCCAATTGGTTTCCAAGACCCCGGCGAACTAATTCCGTTGCCAGCGATTGTGAGTTTTTCGCATGGGGACCATTAATATACAAGCTTACCTCATAAGCTTCTAAAAGACTTACCTGTGTTTTTCGCATATTTTTTACCTCAATTATACCTGAACAGCACCTGTTGTCACTACCGCTTTGGAAGGTTTACGGTTTGCTTTAATTGCTTTAGACCCTACTGGTGCTAATAGCTTCTCTAATTTTGCTCTTGCTTTGGCAATGGCAGCTTCTTTTCTTAACTGAGCATTTTGTGCTTTCAGTACTTTGGCGGCAACCTTAAGGTCACGCTGGAATGCCATTTCAATCCGAATTGCTTCTTTTAACTCTTTAATCAGAGCACGCTTGGAGTTGGTGGAAAGTCCCTTAAGGGATAAATCGTTGACTAATGACATAATTTTTACCTCACTTTTTACCTAAATTGTTAACTAAATTCTTACCTGAGCGATACCTTGCTCACACCTCATATTCCATTATATCATACCCAGTAGCATCGGTGTAATCAATAACACCACAGCGATACCCGGTTGGATCTAATTCTCTGAGGATTCTAGAGCGGTCAAAGGTAATCCCGTCAATAACCACCGGACCATGCTCATCCAGCATAGCGTCAAAATGGTAGCAAGCGACCTCATATGATATACATTCTCTATTCATAATCTTTACCTCACTATTAAAACACCAATTATACCAGAATTTTACCTACTTGTCAACCTGAATACTAAAGTACTCCAGTACCTCAGTCAAGTATTATATCACCAAATCTTCGTCACCAATGTATCCGATACAGTCTTGAATATCTCCGCCTGCATTGTAAATTGTACTTTCCAAATCAGAGTCACAATTCTCCGATAATTCCTGTGCTACTGAATCAATCAACGCTAACGCTTGATCCAGTTTTTCTATCATTTCATCTCTAGTCATAATTTACTCACTTTTAAAATATTTGAACTTTTGTACTAATTCTCTGTAAACTTCGTTTGATTTTTGATCAATAATCATTCTATCGTCATCGTTAGTAAATAATTCTTCATTATCTCTAATAAATGATTCTAATAATAAGTACTGATTCTCTGTTAATTCGATTTTCATATAATCTCTGTTTTTTGTGTTTCTAAGTCTCTATTCTATCAAAATTGGAGAAATTGTCAAGCGTAGAATAAAGTATTACAGCATTCCGGTCAAGTATTGCTTGCCAATATTGCGCAAAGTATGATACAATGGTGGTAGCATGCGCACGGAAATGCTGTTGTTTTTTTACTACGCAGCCCCAGCGTCCACCCCAGTACTGCTTTCGAATGATTCCATTATACCAGAATCCGAAAATTTGGCAATATAACACTAAAGTACTCAAGCAGTCCGGTCAAGTATTGGTTGCCAAACCCCTGGATTCTGGTATAATTACTCCATAAATTGAAAAACACGTAAGGAAATAAAATGACTAACCAAGAGAAAATCGAAGCACTATCAAAAGCAATGGAATTAATTGAATCAGTTATGGATACAATTGACCCCGATTTGGAAGAAAATGAGGAATTAATTATGTTCTTGAGCAATGCTTGTGGAGATATCTCCGATTCCCAGAACATGATAGAATAACCACACGGAATGGTCAAGTATTAAAACAATGCTTGCCATTTCCACCAATTCTGGTATAATTACTCCATCAAATCAAAAAGGAAATAAAATGCTATCATACAAAAAAATGATTCTACAATTAGCGAAAACCAAAGCAGCTTCCGAATTGAGCGGTGGCTCTGGTTTTATAGGCGAGGAGCTGGAAATGGTTGCCAGAGTATACCAAAAGGAGACAAGCAAAGTAGCGAAAGCCGTGCTTGCCGTATATCCAGAGGTTATGGCAAAATTGGCAGGCGGACAATAATCGACCATTCCGGTACAGTATTGCTTGCCATTTCCACCAATTCTGGTATAATTACTCCATCAAATCAAGAAATAAAGGTTTAAAATGAAATTACTCTCCACTGGCAATCCGAAGATCCTCAAGGGTATCGCTCAAGGTTATAACACTTACATTCTCCACTTGGCGCCTTCCACATTATCTGGTAAGAATACTTGCCCTAAAGCAACCCCTGGATGCATAGCGGCTTGCTTGAATACTGCTGGACGTGGCGGTATGTTTAAAAAAGGCGAGACAACCAATACCATCCAACAAGCAAGAATCCGTAAAACCAACCTATTCTTCCAAGACCGTGATGCTTTTTTTGTTGGTTTAATTAATGATATTAAATTGGCAATAAGACAATCCAAGCGCTTAGGTTTAACTCCTGTATTCCGCTTAAACGGCACCAGCGATATCGCCTGGGAAAAATATAGCGTATTGGATACAGGTAATACCATTTTCGAATTGTTTCCAGAGGTCCAATTCTATGATTACACCAAGATATTGGGGCGCAAGTTTAAACACATTTCCAATTACACCCTTACATTCTCAGCGGCGGATGGCAATGATGCTGACGTAGCAGAAGCAATTGCTCAGGGTTACAATATAGCGGTTGTATTCGGTATCAAGAAAACACTACCGATGCCAGAGCGCTATATGGGTTTACCCGTGTTTAATGGCGATGAGTCCGACCTCCGCTTCCTGGATCCAAAAGGCGTGGTTGTTGGTTTATATGCCAAGGGTAAGGCAAAAAAGGACGCTACTGGTTTTGTAAAATATCCAGTAATAACCTTAAAAGCTGCTTGAGAACTAAAGTATTCAGGTTGCCAAATCTACCAAATCTGGTATAATAAACCCATCAAATCAAAAAGGAAATAAAATGTACAACCGAGAAAAAGCCATCCAAGAATTATGCGCCGCCGATTTTGAATACATTATGCACGGCTCAGGTGCCGAACTATTGGATTCCTATCTGGAATTTGGGTTTGTTGGTTATTTCAATATGACGGACGACCAATTGATCCAAGAATTAAAGGACCGAGATATATCCGAACTATTTGAGGAAAACTTGGAAATTGAGCTGGACGACCTTTCCCATATCGGAGAATAACCGACCATTCCGGTAGACTATTGGGCGAAGCGCTTGCCAAATCCACCAATTCTGGTATAATTACTCCATCAAATCAAAAAGGAAACAAAAAATGACTAAAAAGCACTTTATCGCCATGGCTGATGCCTTCCGTCAAATCCAAAGCTACGAAGCTAGGAACGCTGCTGTAGTTGCTTTCTCCGAAGTAGCAAAGCAGTTTAATGCTAATTTTGACGTGATCCAATTCCGCATTGCTTGTGAGGTGTAATATGGTTATAATCTACATTGCTGGTTGTGTCGTTGCTTACTTTATACTAGGGAGATAATATGGACCTATTCTTATGCTTGGCTGGTGCAGGCGTTGTGGTATTATTGCCACTTGTAATAAATTGCTTTAAATTAAGGAAATAAAATGGCAGAATTAGTAGCGGCTTTGGTTATGGCTGGTGCGGTTGTAATGGCTTATATTGCTGTGGCTGGCATGGGTATATAATAGGAGTAGGCGGAAGCCTCTTGGACTTAAAGTCTATTCCTATTCCCCTTAGGGGGTTTTGAATTATCGTGGCTGATTGTGGCCCGTTTACGCCCGCCGATGGAGCTTGCTCTCGGTGGGTCTTTTTATGGTGGAATGGCAAGCGCTTAGTGTTATAGGAAAAAAAGCCCCTGGTGGTCGGACTCTTTCTTTTGGTTTTTTATTTTTACCGGAATCCCACCAACCACGAAATTTTTCCCAGGACCCCCTACCAGTCCCATAATTTTTTCCAGAGCCCCCTCTAAGAAATACTAAATTCTCTCTACTTTACCACACATCCAGCCATTAGGTGTTTGTATCATAGTACCACCCCTTTCTGAGCATTTGTCTGTTATACTTGAGAATCTTACCATTAGAAAACCCGAACCAACAACAAAGACTATACAGAATATTAACAGAAATTTATCAAAAGTCATTTTCATTCTTTTACTCCAATTCGTAAGTCTTTTGGTAATCTTATACACTCTACAGTTATTTTTGTGTAGGGATGTTTTTTCGATTGTTCTAGAGCAAACCTTTCAGCTTTTTCTTGGGTTGTATATTCTCTCTTAATATAAGCATCATTATTTTGTGGGTATATGATGACTTTCCATGGAAAAGTATTAGGATGATAATTACCTTTTACTGGTTTCTTTTTCAGTTTATCTAATACCAATTGAATACCTTCTGACATATTACTTTTTTCTTATTCTCGCATCTTCGAAAGCATCTTTGACACATGCTTTGATTGTTTCGTTATCCCACTTTTTGATATTCCAGAGGTGCTGGACAAGAACTTTCCAGTATACTTCAAAATATTCGTATTGGTAAGGAGGGTTAGTGACTACTTTGGTCTCTGGAATCTGGTGGAATTTCTTCCAATGCTCATAGAGAAGCTCTGTGTAGATAGATTCGAAGGAGGAAAGCAGCTCATGCCATCCTCTAGTGGATTGTTCTGTAGCCTTCCTCCACGCTTGGTCTCTTATCTGTAGTTCCTCATTGGTCATCTACGGACTCCAGCATAGAGGTCGGATGCCACATTGGCTTTATCGGATCGGAGTTGTTCGATTTCTAGTATGGCAAGTTCCAGTATCTCAGCAAGCGCAGAGCCTTTAAAAAGTTCTCTGGCTTGGTTAAGTTGGACTACCACATCATTTTGTTTGGTTGTTGATTGTGTCATTGATATAATCCTTCACTTCATTTGGGTCTACTAATGATGATAATGAGTTCAATTTCTGTAGTACTTCATTGTAAACTTCTAGGTTCGTTTTGGTCTGTCCTGGTAGGAACCCTTGGCGTGCCCAGTATTCATTGGCTGTTACTGGTTGTTGACCTATACCACCATTAGAAATTGGAATTGGTGTGAAAGTGGATACAGGTTTGATTGTCTGTACTCTTTTTACTTCCATTTCATGTAGTTTATCTACCACTTGCATAGGAAGTCCACCTTTGATAACACTAATTGCATCAACAATGTCGTGAATATCGGATCTATTATACCAAGTACCAATAAAGACACCTTTCAGGTCATCTTTCAAAAGACCATTAAATTTATAAGTTCCGTCTATGTAAGCGTAAACTGTAGAGATAGATTTCTTCTCTTTCAGGTATTGGTGGAATTCTTCCACAGTACCGGCAACGACCATCACCTTGTTAATATTCATTTTGTGTTGGCTTTATCTTTGGCCTCAGTAGTTACAATTACCGTATTGGATTCTTCATGTGGAGCCACATCATAATTGTACAAGTTAACTAATTGTATAGTTCTCCAATATTTCACATACAGGTGGTTAATCAGTAAGGCGGCCATGGCTAACACCACAATACCTAAAGATACCAAAATAGAACCCACTAAAAACAATCCATAATATTCTAAGTCCATAATTTACTCCTTTGGTTTAACATCTTCATCTTTTGGTTCCTCTTTCTTCTTACCGAATATAAGGTCCCAATTCTCATCAAACTTTTTCTTGTCTACTGGTCTTGGTGCAGACCCTTTACCACCATCACTCATGGTTAAATTCCTTATAATATTTGTACATTTTTACCAGATAGGCAAACTGTATTGGCTGATGTTCCGGATTGGGTAAATCCCTTCCGTAGAACTCTACCATTTTGTTATAAAACTCTAAAATTTCTTCGTTTGTCATCGTATTGAAATATAAATCTTGTCTATATATTAGTATAAACACTAATAAGGACAATCATGGAATTCATTAAATCTATTGTATCATTTTTTCAATATATTAGCAAGCGTGCTTCACAATCGGAGTTGGAACTTTACATCGAAACCAGAAAGCCATCCACAAATGCGGATGTTGAGCGTTTAGTGAGAGAGTTCCATTCTAAGCAATTATTCCGTAATTTTGCCTAAGGACGTTCTAAGGGAAATGGCCAAACTCCTTGCTCGGGCATTACTGCTGATTCATCGGGTTCAGGCCAGTAACGCTTATCCAGCACTTCTAAGATTTTTAATGCCCGCTTGGCAGTCATTTCACCTTTACCTGGGCTTACTCCTTCGGTAACAACATACCAAGATTCTTCATTGACATCCCACCATCCATAAACGTGTAGTTCTTCCTTTGGTCTGTGGTAAATCATAGAACCAAAGGTAAAGGCCGCCACATCATGTTCAGGGAATTCAAAATTCTCTTTGTGTGAATTCTTATGTATGAATAGGCAAAAAGAACGGCTGTCTTGATTACCTCCTTCTTCATATACATAATTACCTTCTTCATCTTCGGTTTCTAAATCAGCGAAGCCCTCAAATGTGAGTTTTACTTCCGGAAACGGAGATATATTCTCACCAATTACCAAATCATCTGGATGAATAAAGGCGGCATCCGAACAATCAAAGTGTTTCTCTACCAATTCACCGAATCTGGACCAATCCATCACCATATTATAACCCCTTAATTGTAGACCAAGTTTTCAATTTCTCTCGCTTGGCCATTCTCGCTTCATTGACCGCAGAATCAGAGATAATACATTTCTCCATCATTATCTCAATCATAGCTAGTAAGTCACCGGTTTCTTCCTCCAGTCTCTCTTTGTTGGTACGGTCATTGTGAATTGACTCCATACCAAACCGAAATACTTTCGAAATCGCCTGTGTTACTTCGGCACATTCTTCCTGTGTAATACAGAAAATCTCTTTGGTCTCATTATCAATCTTTTTCATATCAGCCGTTCAACAATCTAGGTTCTGCTTTCGCCTCCGTTAACAGACTTTCAGCAATTGAGGTTGCCTGTTCATGTGTACCGGGTACGATAGTTGATTTGATTACCTTACCATCTTCTGTGATAGAGACTACCCAAGAAGATTGGTCGGCCGACTTTTCTATACTTGCAATTTTCATAATTTCTCCTTATGCAATTAAACTAATAAAACGGTTTAGAACAACACGGTTATTTAACCTGTTGCCGGTGTACTTAGTGAAAGCAGTAACCAGACCACGAGTGGTTGCGTTTTCTTTCACTTCTAGTTCACCATCATCAATGGCCATGCCTTGTGAACGTAACAGGTAGTACTCATCAAAACCTGCGGAAGTTACCACAGAGTAATTGTTTTTCCTAAAATCAGCAGTCAAGTTGTCTAGTTTATTATTATCCAATCTTTCAAAGTATCTATGAACCTTACGGTTGAATTCATTACCAGCAAGAATGTAGAAACCAACAACATTACAATTTGCTACAGACTTAAACAACTTGATAAGTCCATTTGTCACATTAACACCATGGTAACATTCATCAATCGTCACCTGTTGTTTGGTTTTAGGATCACGGACTACTAATGTGTCATAACCATGTAAGCCTCTTTCTGTAAGGTAATCTTTACCCATAAAATTTCTGTTTACAACATATACGCCTTGAATACCATCAGATTCACCATCAGTCAGAAAAACCGTGTTTACAATTTGTAATTTGTTTTTCTTTTGAAATTCTGGCACAATTTTCATCAAAGCCACAATTGCTTGATTCAATGGTGTACTTGATAGTGTAGTCCACCAGCAACTTGTCTCACCTTGTTTACGACCAATGTGTGCAAGTGAGCAAAGAACAGCACCAGCATACATGAATTCAGAAGCGGACATTCTACTTGATAGAATATTCATCATGGCAAAATTACTTAAAGCCAAATCATCTTTCTTTGGTGTGGATGTGATTATGAATTCAGTTGGAGAATCAACCGAGAAAGCATATACTTCATAAGGAATATTAACCTTCTTACAGAATAACACCAGGTTGAATAGTTGCTTCATAGTATTAGCAATATGGTTACCCATAGAACCTGACCAATCTAATACCATTACAAGACCGTGAGACTTGCCGTTAGGTGTGATTGATATTTTTTTGAAGATATCATCATTGAATTGGTAAGAGAAAATTTTACTCATATTCAAATCACCAGTTTTTGCCATTGAAGCCTTCTTCATTTGGTCGGCATTTTTGCGTAATTCAAATTCTTTTACAAGATAAGACACAACTTTTGATGATTCTTGGCGAATTTTGTTGAAATCTTCTTTGCTGGAGAAATATTGATAGCCGTCAGGACTGCCTTTTTTGTAAATTGCATACAAATCTTTGTAATCAAAGACAATTTTCTTAGCATCCATATCAGGAATGTTAGCATACAAGAATTCTCTCGCTTTAGAATCGAACAATTTTGACTCATTTTTGCGGAAAGCTTCATCCGTATGAGCTTTTAACTGCTCTTGAGTGCCTCTGTTACCATGTCCTTTCTCGGAATCACTTCCGGACTTATTCGGTTCTTCTTCTTTGTCGTTTTTTTCGTCTTTAGAATCAGATTTTTCAGCGTTTTGTCGTGAATCGCCTTCACCGTCTTCTTTTTTGTCGCTTTCCTTAGAGTTAGGAACGCCGGAACTTTTCTGTTCATCTTTTTCTTGCTCTTCCTGATTGGCAGAAGCAGAATTTTCAGCAGGAACGTCATCATCTCCTAGATTTTCATCAGGATTTTGCTTTTGTTGACCTGCTTTCTTGCGTTTTTCTTTTTCCTCTTGCTCTTTTTTCATGTATTCGACAATTTCCTTGGAAACTTCGATTACCTCATCAAAGGTTTGAGTACTTTCAACTTTATCAAGCAAGTAACGCTCTACTCCGTTGAATTTAATGCCTTGAGCAGGACCACCTTTACAATGAATATTGATTCTATCAATTAAATTCATATCATTCAGGTCTTTGTTGTTGGTTTCAAAGAAATCACGTTCAACCAACTCGGTATATCCTTTGACAAATGACTTAGATAGACCTGGATATTTTTGTTTGATTTTACGCTCAATACGGGAATCTTCAACCACGTTTATAATAGTTGGATCAACGCCTGCTTCTAAATTAGTTTTAAGACCATCGGCAGGTGTATAGAGAGCATGGCCAACCTCATGTCCCATAAAAAGGTCATACAGTTGGCTAGATATTTTATTGTCCAAAATTGGAACGGTCAATACTCGATTCTCAACATCAAAGAAAGCCGTACGGACTGCTCTCTGTTCAACGGTAAGATTTTCGGTTGCCATCAACTTGGCCAATATTGATTTGGAATTAATTAGTTCCATCTTTTTTCCTTAGGTGTATTGCACCGTCAATTATTTCAATTTCAATCGTATCACCTTCTTTCCAACCAGATTCTTTGAGCATCTCTGGAGGAAAAGTGAACATTACATTAGCAGAATCGCCAGGTATATCCTGAAATAAATCTTCATAATTATAAACTGTCATTCTTTTCCTTCAACTCATGGTAAGCTTCCAAATCTTTTTCATACAATGACATAATAGCCCATTGCTTGGTCACATCTTCTAATGCGTCCAACTCGGTTTGATAAGGTGTAGGTTCACGTTGAAGTTTATTTGTATATTCACTCATAACAATTTTCTCTCTTTGGATGTTTAGGCTTACGATTGTATTGTACACTACTCTTATGAGTTTGTAAAGGTTTAATTGGTGTCCGACAATGTGGACGTTGTAATTTAACAACAAGTGTAACTTTAGTATTCATTTTATCTTCTCATTCTAGAAATGTCCACGGCCTGCTCATCGGTGAAAACCGGTACGGCATTGGACTTGTGCATTGTAGCAATACCTTTGACCATTGAACCTGTATAGACTTTAGGTGCAGGTTTAGTTGCAACACCTAGTCCAGTATTCAATGACGGATGGCGTACCGTATCACGACCTGGCGGTGTGGATAAACTATACGACCAGTTACTGGTATTTACTGGTTTTAATTTTTTAGTGGGGGAATGTTGAAGCAACCACTGGTCGTACTGCTCTCTCACAGCCTTCGGTGGTTTCTTTTTCTTGGATTTTGGTGGCGAACCATAAAATATCATAGACACTCCTTGCTAACAGAGTATCTATTATACTACACTACGGGCACCAAGTCAAGAGTTGTGTTGTATTAATACAACGCTTTACGGTTTCTAGGTCTTAGAGATATAGATTCCTGTCCGGAATAATCCATATCCTCAAAATGTTTAAAATTCTTATTTTGTTTGAACTTCTTAGGTTTCTTTTGAGTTTGATTATAGTCTTCAAAAGTATCCCTATCTTTACGAAACTTACCTACAAATTTTGACACACACTTCTCCGTTTACGGCAATAAATCCTTAAAAGCCTCTTTTACAAATTTGTAATCTAGACCTTTAACGCCTTGGTCTTTCCGTAAAATGCCGGCTATAATTTCGGCTTCACGGGGTTCCAACGATTCTAACATTTGAATCATCAATTCATTTCTTCGTCTTGGTGTTAGTGCTTCTGCTGTAGGGTGTCCTTTTTGGACAATGTAAATTCTACGTATTTGATTACCTAGAGTATCGTGTGTAATTCCTGGTAATACATCATTTGGAATTTTATAGTTATCTGGAATGTCATCAATCATCCATTGATAATGTGGATGAAAAGTCAGCTTAAGCACTTCTACTAAGATAGGGCTTAGGTTTTTTCCAATTACATTCATGCGTTCTTTTTTATTCTTGGCTTCCTCGAACTCATCGAATACTTCATATATGTGTTTCATTAGAATTCCTCAATTACTTCCATTAAATTTGTCAGTTTGTTTTCAACAAAATAGTTGAACATCTTTCCTCTAGATGGTGGTTTAATATCATCGTAAGTATTTATAATTTTTGATTTTATTTCGTCTGGTATCATTGTCAGGTCAATAAGCATCTTATTGCGTGACCAACCAACTAATGCTTCGGCATCTTCCCATTGTTCTGGTGGTGTAGTCATTAATTTCTCCAAGACGCCTTTGGTAATTGGCTTCTGTCTCAACTCATTGACAAAACAATCTGCTGGTGATAGTACATTAGGAATGCCATCACCTTTATCGCCACGGATAATTTTCTCTTTCAAATCTTCTAATGGATTCTCAGACACAACATACTTCTTCAATGAAGGATTATACTGTTTAATTTTGTACTTAGATTGACCGTTGTATTGTTGTAACTGTGGAAAGTCACCGTCACTTGATAGAATCAAAATGTTTTCATGCATAACATGGCGTGGTGCTAATGTACCAATGATATCATCGGCTTCGGCACCTTCAACGTCAATACACTTGTATGGGAAATATTCTTTTAGTTCCAATTTAAACTTGGCTAACATATCAAAGATTAAGTGCCAATCTAAATCAGACTTATCTCTTGCCTTTTTACGGCCTGCCTTGTAATGTGGGAACCATTCTTTGCGCCAGTACTTGCGGTTGTCACAACATAGTACTACTTCTCCGTATTCTTCACGGAAGTTCTTTAGGTGAGTCCTGATGATGTTCAGGATCATGTGACGTATTAAGTCTTCTTCTAACTTAACACCTTTGGAATTGTTAATCTGTGCCATTAGGCCAGACAGTAACACTTGGTTCAAATCAACGAGTATCATTTTAATCTTTCATAACGAACGTCTATTCTAACACACTTTTTTCAAATTGTCAAGTATATCCTGGAATATTGGCCCGGATTTTGTGGTTTTTCGTACAGCAACACCATACCAATCCTGGGGAATTAGATTTGAAATGTACTCTCGAATATCGGCAAATACGGCCTCAAAACTATCAATATGTGTAGGTTTTTCTTCGTCCCATTTGAACAATACAATATGGTATGAAGGACCTACGGAAGTTTCATCTACCGGTTCACCTTTAGATTCGTCTTTATATTCCTGACTTATAACAGCCAAAGCATTATCATCATCTTCATGAGGTAAAAAAGAAATAAAGTCAAATTCTTTTATTTCTTTCATAAAGTCTAGCATTGTAATCCTTTAATGTGTGATTTTCGTACTCTTACCATAATCCATGTATTATAATAATCGTCACTCTCAAGTGCACCTTTTAGAAACTGTTCTTTAGCTTCGAGATAACCACATTCACCTTTTGATTTACAAAGGTAGATAATCTCTCGGTTAAAGTTCTCTTGGCCCAATT